GCTGTACGATCACAACTACTGTCACTTCTGGTGCTGTAACTGGACAGACAGTTGCTGCTGGTGGTGATGGTTACCGTGTCGGAGACGTGCTGAGCGTTGCTGGTACTACTAGCGCAACGTTCCGCGTTGCTACTGTTAACTATACCAACTGAGGTGAACTATCATGGCTGCTTCTGTAGCTGCTGGTAACAACGGGTGCTGCACAACTGATGCTGTGCGTATCTCTGTTGCCAAGACTCAGCGTCGCTTTGGTGGCGCTGCTATCGCTGACTCTGCTGTGGCTTCGACCACTAAGGGTCTGCGTACTGCTTATCCTGGCGTTGAGTGCAACATCGCTAACGTCTGACAAAGAACTTGTTTCTTTGCTCAAAAATACATTAGGGAGTGCTTCGGTGCTCCCTTTTTTTATCCATCGCATACAACATTTCTGTTATGCCGTTCCCTACCACTAACGCTCAGACTGAGCTTCAAGCTGTTAATGAAATTCTGGCGTCAGTTGGTCAGGCGCCTGTAACCACCCTTGATCAAACCAACCCGGACGTTGCGATTGCATACGACACCCTTCAACAGGTGTCACGGGAGGTTCAGGCAGAAGGCTGGACATTTAACCGGGAGTATGACTATCCATTTACTCCTGATAACAACAAAGAAATCCTGATTCCCAACAATGTACTTCAACTTGATCTGACTCCTGACTACAGAAATCAAGATGTTGTTCGTCGTAGTGGAAAGCTTTACGACCGCACTGCTCACTCCTATCAGTTTGATGAGCAAGTCAAGTGTGATGTGCTCTGGCTATTTGACTGGGTAGACCTTCCTACACCAATTAAAGATTACATTGTTGCACGAGCTGCCAGCATCACTTCAACACGAATTGTCGGAGACAGTACTCAGTACCAGATGCTACAACAGCGAGAAGCGTACACCCGTGCAATGGCACTGGAATATGAGTGCAATCAAGGTGACTATACCTTCTTTGGCCATCCTCGTGGTGCCAACTATTACAACAGCTACGAACCCTATAAGGCCTTGTATCGCTGATGGCAAGTGTTACTCAACGAATTCCTAGTTTCCTTGGTGGTGTATCAAGGCAGCCAGATGACAAGAAACTTCCTGGTCAAGTACGGGAAGCAATTAATAGCTACGCAGATCCTACTTATGGGCTGTCAAAGAGGCCTGGAACTAAGTGGTTGATAAACCTGTCTTCCACTACCAATGAGTACCAGAACGGTAAGTGGTTCTACATTAACCGTACCTCTACTGAGAAGTATATTGGTGTGATGTATGGAGCCAATATCAAGATCTGGAATGTTCTTAATCCTTCCGCTACTGTTACCGTAACTAATACTGGTTCCAGCTATTTAAGTTATGGCAGCTCTACTGCTAAGAACAGCCTGCAAGTACTGACTGTACAAGATAAGACTATCGTCGTAAATAACACAAAGACAGTCACTACTCAAGCAGCGCCAAGCTTCACAGCCAAGAGCAAAGCTACCATTCGCCTTCTGAGTGTTGAATATGGAGCTGAGTACTACATTAAGATTGGCAGTGCTGCCGCATACAGCTTTACCACTAAAAACACCGAAGATCCAGCATTAAACAATACAACTAACACGAAGGTCTTAAATGCAACTGATGTGTTGGATCAGATCTTCAATAATCTGGTTCTCCCTGCAGGCGTTACCAAGTACAAGTACAAGGGTTCCATCGAACTAGAAAGCTCTAGTGCATTCACGGTTGAAGTACGAGGCGGTATTAGCGGAGAATCCCTGAAGGTCATTCAGGACGAGATCACTGTCTTCCCTGAAGCTCCTAGTGAGTCAAGGCATGGACGTGTGCTTCAAGTAAATAACACAGCGAATAAGGAAGACACTTACTACATCAAGTTCTTTGCTGACGATGGTATTGGTGGTAAGGGTGTATGGGAAGAGACAGTATCTCCTAGTGTTTCAAAGGGATTAACTGCTTCCACAATGCCTCACGAGCTGATCAACACAGCCCTGAACACATTTACCTTCCAACCGATCACCTGGGATGAACGTCTTGTTGGTGATGATACCTCCAATGAACACCCAAGCTTTGTTGGTAAACAGATTCAACAAGCATTCTTTCACAATAACAGACTAGGCTTCCTCACTGATGACAATGTGTCAATGAGTCAAGCTGGTGAGTTTTACAACTTTTACCACGCTTCTGCTCTGACACAGGTAGATAGCGATCCTGTTGATCTTAGTTGTTCCAGCTTAAGGCCTGCTGTGCTTCATGCTGTACTACCAGCTGCTCAGGGTCTTGTCCTGTTTAGCACAGGGCAGCAGTTCCTGATGTATTCGGACGATGGGATACTGACTCCTACAAAGACAGTAATCAGAACCATCTCTAACTACGAGAACGATCCTCTGATTGATCCTGTGGATGTAGGGACCAACATGGTCTTCCTGAGTAAGTCTCCAGGGTATACCCGTATCTACGGCATGTTGACCCGTGGTCAGCAGGAGAACCCTGATGTTCTGGATATTGGCCGTATTGTATCTGAGTGGATTCCTGACACGGTTACAGATCTAATTGCATCACCTCAGAACTCTTTCATCGCAATGTATGGAACAGGCACTGAGTATGTCTATTTCTACCGCACCTATACAGTTGGTGAGGATCGTGTCATGCAGGCATGGTTCAACTGGAAGATGCAAGGAAACACACAGTTCATTGCCATTGATAGCGACGACCTGTACACAGTCACATATCAGAGTGGTCAGTACACGTTGTGCAAAGCAAACCTTACTCAGACTCCTGATGAAGCAATTCTGAGGGCTGACAGTGGACAAGTGGTTCAGCTGTGTCTTGATCAATACGCTAACCCAACCAGTATCACTTACAACACGACTACCAAAGTCAATAGGTGCTACCTGCCATACAAGGACATTTCTGGTCTAGAGCCGCAGGTCATCATTGCTGATCCTGCTAACACCGGAGAGTCTGGTTATACCGCTATCACTATTCGTGGTACTGATGGCACCGGACCATACTTTGAGTTTATTGGTGATAACTACTCAGCTCAAAGGACAAAGGTCTATGTTGGATTTAGGTATAACTTTGATGTTCAGCTGCCAACTATCTACTACCAAGTGGCGCAGAATACCTCCGACTATACAGCTAATCTAACTATCTCACGAGTCAAGGTATCGGTTGGCCTGTCCAGCAACGTTGGCTTCAAAGTAAAAGCTATGGGTAATCCTGAGTGGTATGACGTTCAGTCAGTTCAGGATGCCGACTACTACTTAGCCAATGACGTTCCACTGAATGAGCAAACTGTGTACACACTACCTATTCATCAACGTAATTCTAACTTCACCCTAAGGGTCTTTAGTGACTCACCATTCCCGATCTCTCTTACTTCGATGATGTGGGAAGGGAACTACTCACCACGGTTCTATAGGAGGGCTTGATAGATGGCTAATCCATGGGGAGGCCTAACTGATGGTTTTGGCTATGACGCAGTTAGCGGCGTAGCTAATATTGCCTCCAACCTGTACGGGTCTATACAGCAAACTAACTACGCTAACGCTGCTAGCTCTGCTACAAATAAGTACAACTCACAGCTGTACCGCTATAACTGGCGTGAAGCAAAGCGTGACTATAGATTTGCTAATCGTGGAGTCAACATAGCTCGTCAAAACGAAACGGCTGAGCGTGGTTGGAGAGACCAGACTGCATTACTCGACTATCAGCACGGAATGGCAATCCGTGACTACGAGTACAACATGCAAATGCGTGCTTATAACAAGTCTGAAGAGACATATAAGCAACAACTTAACTTCAACAACATGGCTGCACAAGTAGCCATGGAATCTGAAGATAGGTGGATGGATGAAAGGTTTAAGGAAACAGCTTTTGCTAATCAAGATCTGATGGTACAGCTGCTTCAAGAGGAGGGTAAGTCTGGGCTACTACAAGCTGGTAGGTCAGCTGGTAAGGCCGTTCAGTCTGCTATGGCAGCTGCTGGCCGCAATCAAGCCATCCTCGTTGAATCACTTGTTTCTGCAGAGAAGCAGTCTCAAGTTAATCGTAAGAAGATCCATACCGACAAGTACGGTGCTGATCTTATGGCTGAAGCCAACCGGATGCTCAAGCCTGAAATTGCTCCTGCACTGCCCAAGCCTATCCCGCTTCCTGCGACTATCTTCCAGAATCCTCAGCGTCCTAAGAAGCCACCCAAGCCTCCAAAGATTGAACAACAAAGTAACTCTTCTTCTTGGCTTAGCGCTGGTCTCGGTGCTGCAGCAACACTACTTCCCCTTGCATTCTCTGACAAAAGGCTAAAAGAAGATATTGTCCATATTGGTCACTCAGAAAGTGGGATCAATATCTACGAATTTAACTACAAAAACGAGTATCAACGTTACACAGGTGTGCTGGCACAAGAACTTCTCGACTCCCACCCTGAGGCTGTCTCTGTGGGAGAGGATGGCTTCTATCGTGTCAACTACGACCTTATTGATGTAAACATGCAACCAGTCTAAATGGATCAAATCTCGTACCAAGGGTACGCCCAGCGTACAGCATTTGACCCGATTAAAGCACCAGATCAAACTGCAAGAATCCTGGCGGAGGGTGAGCGCACCATACGTGGTATGCAAGCCGTCCGCAGACAGGAGCAGGAAAATCGTGATGCTTATGCAGCGGGTCTAGAGCGCAAGAATCAGTTAGAAGCCCGTAATCGGGAGAGTAACTACAATCTCCAGAAGGGTTTCAGAGAGAGCTATCAGCGTGCTATAACACAAAACTATCGAATAGAAGCTGAAAATGCTGATGTAAGAGCTGGCAATATTGAGCAAACCACCAAGGCTCTTGCGTCATTCTCTCAAACGCTTGGTAAGCAGTTAGCTGTCTATCAAGAGCAAAAAGATGAAGCTGACGAGCTTGCAGGTTACAACGCAATCTTTGAACTAGGAATCACTCTTGAAGAGTACAACGCTCTCAAGGCTGGTGAAGCAAAGATTGATGCCTTTGACCAAGCTACTAACAACGTCACACAACAGCTCCAGGAACGTGGTGTATCAGCTGAACAGATTGCTCAGATCCGTGGTCTGAGTGGTCGTAAGGCATACGGTGCCATGAAGGCGTTTGCCATTCAGGGTGCTGATAATTACCCACTGTTTAGGGCAGAGAACCAAGACCGTGAGTTTGAGATCAACGGTGAAGCTTATACGCTAAACACCGCACGTAACGCTGGTCCTGCTGTTTGGGCTGCTGTTAATGCTCAGCTTAGAACTGAGTACATGAAGCAGTATCGGGGTCTTGATGGTAAGTTCCTAAACGAGTATCTCTTCAAAGGGATGCGTGAAGTTGAAAACCAAGAAAAGATCTCGTTTGCTAATGACCGTCAGAAGGCACTAGCTGCTGAGTACAAGGAGCAGCAAACCAATGAGTTTGTTACTGACTTTAAGGCTACTGGTGCTCAAGGTGTCCTTGATTGGATCCAACGTACATCAGGTGGTACAAGTGTAGGTCTTCGTAACCAACGCCTTGCTGCTATTGACATCATGGTCGATATGGCAGCTAGTGGTCAGTTCCAAGCAGCTGATCTTGAAGAGTTGCGTGGTCTTGGCGTCACACTCAATGGCTCTAAAGAAGCAAAAGCATTTGGTGACCTGTATGGTCGTGACCTTGCCAAACTTGAAAATGCGATCAACGACTTTAATGTTAAACAGTATCGCCAACAAGAGTTTGATCTAGAGAAGGATAAAAAGGATGCAATCACACAGCTCCATGATTACGTCACTCAAAACGGTCCTCTGAATGAAGAGGAGAAGAAGCAATATGAAGAGTGGTGGAGGCAGACATTCCGAGAGCATCCTCCCGGTGATGTAACTAAGTTCACTACTACTGAAGAATTAGCTGACGCTGAGGCTAAACAGCAACTAGAACTTAAAGCTCGTTCAGGTCAGCTGACTACTCTTGAACTAATGAGTGGTAAGTACAGCACTACCCTCATCAACCAATTCAGATCGTTTGCTAAGCAAGGCGATACTGCTAGCAAAGAGTTTGTCACCAGCACTAAGAAAGCTGTTGATCAAGCTCTCAAGCAGTCTATGGGTCTCCTGGCTGCTGGTCCTGAGCAGATGAATTCTCAGTTCTACATGATGCAGGCTATTGCCCATCAAGACCTTGAGGCTCGTGCTCAGAAACTTATGAGTCAAGGCGCTCAACCTGAGCAAGCCTATCAAGAGGCATGGCAGGAGATCTCTAAGGATATTGTCAAAGGTCAGAAGGGTGATGGTCGCTATGCACTCAAGATGAGTGGTGGTCAACCTGCTTCTGGTGATGATGCTGGTTTCCAATATCTTAGTCGTGATAGCGGTCAACAGCAGTCCATCCGTCGTATTTCCCAGATCCGTAACCGTATTGCTGAAGACCACAAGGTAATCACTAAGACGAACATCCTCACGCATGATGAGGTAGTAGCTGTCAAGAATGTCGCTAAAGGTGGTGCCATTCCTCGCTTTGTCTATGCGATGAATGACATGTATCCCAACATGACTCCATACGAGATTATGGACATCTTGATGGAGAGTGCTGGTCAGAAGCCTGTTACCCGTCCTCCAGCTGCTGCTGTCTATGAGGGTGTACGTCCACAGTTCCGTGGTCTTATGACCTTCCGTCCTTCTCTATCTAGGACTGCTCAGGCTTATGCAATGAGCGGTGGTCCTGGTGCTCCCTATAAGGGTCTACTGGATCTAATTGCTAGCAAAGAATCTGGTAATGATACCAAGAACGGTGGGTATGACTCACTCAATACAGGTGGATCGGATGGTGGGCATACTGCTCATGGCTCTGGGACGGGTTTAGCTAAGTTTGGTCGTCCTCTCACACAGATGACTGTTGGAGAGGTTATGGACCTACAAGCTCGTGGTGTTCTTCATGCTACTGGTCGCTATCAGATTATTGGTGGGACACTCCGTGGTCTTGTAGCCCGTGGTAAGGCCAGTCGTTCTGATCTCTATGATCAAGCTACTCAAGATAAGCTCGCCATTGCACTGATTCATGGTCGTGCAGGTAAGTTCTTCAGTGGTGAAGTAGACGCCGGTGCTGTTGTTGGTGGCATGGGTAATGAGTGGATTGGCCTTCAATACGTCAAACCACAAGTTCTTGTAGCTGCTCTGAACACTGCCAAAGCAAACCTAAACAACCCTAATTTTGACGTGTCCCGGATGAAGTCCAGTGTCATCTACAAGGTAGGCGGTATTGGTCCTAGTGGTCCTGGTCACTTTGGTCCTCACCTTGACATTAAACAAGACAACGGTAAGTTCTTCTCCCGTAACTCCCTAGATAACTATGTCGGCTTCCAAACAGCTAGTGGTCTACTTCCTGTTAGCTCAGGTGTAACCGTAGATGGTGGTCAATTTGGTGCAGGTAGAGACTATGGCTCCCACAATGGCTGGGACTATGCAATGCCTCAAGGCACAAAGGTAGTCCTCCGTAATGGTGCCTGGGTTGTAGGGAAAGTAAAGACTGAATACGGAGACAAGCTAACGATTGCACTGCCAGATGGTAGGCGGTTTAACATTCTTCACGGTAATGCTGTATGAGCACATTTGATGATCAGTTTGAGGTAAATCAAGATGCCTTGAACCGATATAACAATTTGGAGGCTATTAATCAAGAGATTCAAGCCGATCAACAAGCAGCCAATGCCGAAGCCGCAGCCGCCAAAAAGGCAGAGCAGGAGATGGCTGCTAAGAAGAATCCTGATGGCTCACTGAAGGGTTCCCATGAAATCAAAGATCCTAAGAAGTTCGGTCTTGGTGAGAATCTAACTGAAGCTGGTAATGCTCTTGCTGGTGGTGCTATTGATGCATACAACAGTGTTGTCAGTCTTCCTAAGTTCTTTGATCCAAAGTTCTACCAACCTGATACCCCACAGAAGCCCTACCTCTACGACAACCCGCTTGTCATCAAAGAGAAGCCCATTACACGTACTGTCTGGGGTAACGCTATCCGTACTGTTACCGAATTCGGTATTGGTATGCTCGGTGTTGGCAAGGTTGGCATGGCCATCAAGGGTGTTAAAGGTCTGCAGATGGCTGCCAAAGCTTCAACAGCTGGTCGTCTGGCAACAGGTGCAGTACAAGGTGCTGTCTATGACACCATCAGTAACACCTCTCAGCAAGGAAACGTAGCAGCTGCACTCATTCAGATGAAACCTGAATGGTCAAACGTACTGAAGCCTATTGCTACTACTGAGGACATGTCTCCTGCTCAGCGTGCTCTTATGAACACAGCTGAGGGACTGGGTATTGGCCTGGTTATAGACGGCGCTCTGGAGGGCGTTGGAGCCGCTGCAAGGAGCCTCAAGCCTACCCCTAAGGGGAATGTGCCCAATCCAACTCAGGAGGCCCTTGAACGGTCTTCTAGGATTGAGTATGCACAGAAGACTGAGCAAGTACAACGTTACGCTCAGAAAGACTATGAGGATTCTGTCTATCGAAAAGAGAAAGCTGGTAACGATGCTCTAAATAAGACGCGTACTGAAGCTGCAATGGCTGGTGGAATGCCTCCAGAGGTCGTTGATTCAATGGTCACTCCATTCCCAACAAAGGCTGAGTGGAAGGCTAACAATGAAGTTCTCGGTATTGATCACTGGAAAGTCCTTGGTGAGGATGAGAAGCTACAGCTGATGGCTAAGGCTTCAGAGAAGCACCAACTTGACTGGGGCAATACTCGTGACTTCTCTCGTCGTGCTGAGAAGCAAGGCAAGGCTAATCAAGAGGTTGCCGAAGATCAGCTTCTGGAGGATATGCAGAATGGTGCTCCTCGTCAGAATCCTGCCTATTACGATGAAGGTGATGTAACCGATAACCAAGCACTAACTAACACCTCACGTCCTACTAAGGGTGTGCGGGATATGATCGCTATTCGTAACGATTGGGAGCAATCACAAGGTTCTCCTCGTGGTCCGCTTAGTGAAGCACATATCCGTAGGCTTGAGTATGGTGCTCCTGGTCTTAGTAAAAAGCAGATTGATCAAATTGCAGACCAACTAGTAGCTGATCCTGCATTCCAGGCTCTCTATGGTGGCAAGAAGACACCGCAGAACATCAAGGAAGACTTTGTGGAGGCAGCTACTGAGCTGTATCGCTTCCTAAATGATGGTGGTAGCCAACGTGCTATCACTGATCTAGATGAAACTGAACTTCGTGGTTTCATTGATAGCTTCTCCCGTACTAAGAATGGTGGTGAACTTCCAAAGACCGTTATTGAAGGTCGTGAGATCCTTAACCATTCACAGCTGATCGCTACCGATCTTGTTATTGGCCAACTTACCCATGGTATGCGTGACCTTGCCAGGGGTGCTGTGAATGTTGCTGATGAAGTAGCAGTTAATGCTCCGGGTAGTGTAATGGATGGGATCATTGCTCGGTGGGCTGCCCTAACTCGTATCCGCAAGGAAACATCAATGCTGTCTTCCTGGAACCTGCGTAGGTTCTCTCCTGGCTTGGAAGACCTTGGCACCATGATGGAAGCCTCTGACCGTGCTGTTATGGAGTCCTCTGAGGCCCTTAAACAGCTGGTTCGGGACAACGCTAACGATGAGCTGCTGCAGGTATTCAACCATTTTGTTGCTACTAATGGTGCTAACAAGTCGATGCTTGTTGACTTCAATGCGTTTATGTCTCGTAACCTACGTGGTTACCGTGATGGTGATGCTGTAGTCCGTAACAAGATCATTGATGAGGCAGCAACAATGGGTATTAACTCTATGTTGTCTGGTCCTAAGACACCACTCCGAGCATCTATTGGTACTGGTATTGGTACTGTAATGCGTCCTGTTGCTACCATTGTAGGTAGCCTTGGGCAGGCAGATAAAGAAGGTGTTATCCGTGGTGCATACGCTTCTCTTGGAGCTATGTACGAATCCATTGGTGAGTCGTGGAAGCGTGCTGTAGCTGACTTCCACGCCTACACACAGATGGAAGATGGATGGCGTGGTGTTATGCCTAACGCTAAGGACTATGAGTGGGAGGCACTGAAGGAGAGTGCCAAGCTTTACGGCTCAGACGGAGACAAGGCGACCATGGAGATCGCTAACTTCCTCCGTACGATGAATAAGCTGCCTATCTTCAACTACGGTCCCAGGATCCTCCAGGCCTCTGATACGTTCTTTAAGAACATGATCGGTCGTGCCTCTATCAGGCAACGTGCCGTGATGGAAGTATGGGACCAGGCTAAGCAGATGGGTAAGGCTTGGGATGACGCTGATATTCCTCGTCTTATTCAAGAAGCTGAAGGTAGGTTTGAGAACAAGATCTTCACCGCTGATGGTCAACTCTCTGACGAACTGGCTAAGTATGCCTACAGCGAAGCAGCCATGACAAAGGAGTTGGATGGTTTTGCTAAGAAGCTCGATGAAGCCTTCAAGGCACAGCCTTACCTCCGTCCATTCATGCTGTTTATGAAGACTGGTGTGAATGCTTTGGATATGACTTCCAAGTACACACCACTCGTTAATAACATCATCAAAGAGCATACAGATATTCTGACTCGTAACTTTGATGACCCACAGCTTCTAAAGTACGGTATTAAAACTGCTGAAGACCTAGAGATCGCTAGGGCTACTGTTCGTGGTCGTCAGGCTATTGGCTACGGCTTTACCACGATGGTTGCTATGGCAGTTGCTAACGGTGTTGTTACGGGTAACGGTCCTTCTGATCGTCAACTCCGTGAAGCATGGCAGCAGTTTGGCTGGCGTCCTCGTTCCATTCGCATTGGTGATACCTATGTATCCTACGAGTCTCTAGAACCATTCAATACCATTCTCAGCTTCATTGCTGATGTGGGTGATGCTTCTAAGGTCATGGGAGAGCAAAAGACTGGCGATCAACTCGGAGCTATTGCTTATCTGATCTCTCAGAACGTAACCAATAAATCCTTTATGGCTGGTTTGTTCCAGGTAACTGAAGCATTCCAAGGTGGTATGAAGCTACCTCAGATTGCAGCTAACCTTGCTAACAACCAAGTACCTCTCAGTGGTATGCGGAACGAGATTGGTAAGCTGATCAGCCCAGGTATGCGTGAACTAGAGAAAGGATTCCAGCAGAGTATCTACAATCGCAACCTGTACGTTGACGTAGTTTCAGGTGTTACACCAAACTACCGATATGACATTCTGAATGGCCAACCACTCCAGGACTACAACCTTGCGGTTCGTCTTTGGAATGGTGTGTCTCCATTCATGGTTAATCCAACTGTTAACCCAACTAGGGATCTGCTCTTCCGTAGTGGAGTTGATCTCAAGCTAACATTCAACACTGGTCCTAATAAAGAATCTCTTGAAGGTCGTCCTGACCTCAAGTCTAAGTTTCAGTACTACGTCAGTCAGCAGAACATCGAAGGAAAACTGCAGGCACTATTCCAAGATCCAAAGGTCATTGAATCCATTGTTCAGATGGAGAATGATCGTGATAATGGTCGTCGGTACGACGCCTCTTCTACCTTCCACAACGCTCGTATTGAACGCATTCTGAAGGAAGCCAAGGTTAATGCTTGGCAGCACCTGATGAATGATTCCGCTGACATCCAACAACTTAATCAACAAGCTCGTCTAGAAGCTCTTGCAGCCACCCAACGTAGACAAGGTAACTCACAGAGAGCTGACCAAGTTCAACAACTCATAGACATCGCTAAATAAGCGTCATGGCTGTAACTAGGAACACATATACAGGGAACGGGTCTACCGTTCTCTATTCTTTTACTTTTCCATATCTTGAGAACACCGACGTTAAAGTAAGCGTCAACGGTGTTGTTACAACTGCATATACATTTGCCAACGCTACGACGATTCAATTCAATACAGCTCCTGCTAATGGGGCTGCTATTGCAATTTATCGTCAAACAGATGATGCGTCACTCGCTGCTGCTTTCTATCCCGGTTCCGCTATTCGTTCACAGGATCTGAATGATAACTTCACTCAGAACCTGTATGTGACCCAGGAATCAAATCGTGATGCTACCGATGCAGTTGCACTCGGCACGGCTGCTGTTAGTACAGCTAATTCTGCTACGACAACTGCCAATGCTGCAACCGCAACAGCAAATACAGCATTGTCCAACTCAAGTGCTGCTGTAAGCACGGCTAACACTGCTAACACTAACGCAAGTGCTGCTGTCTCGACGGCTAATACGGCTTCGTCTAACGCGACTTCTGCTGTCAACACGGCCAATGCGGCTACTGCAACGGCAAACAGTGCCGCTGCCGACGCGGCTACAGCTATCAGTACTGCCAACAGCGCGGTCTCTACTGCGAACAGTGCAGTAAGCACGGCTAACGCTGCGACTACAACGGCTGGTAATGCTGTGTCTACAGCTAACAGTGCTGTATCCACGGCTAACACAGCCTCTACCAACGCCAGCAACGCTGTTACTACGGCTAATGCGGCCTCTACTACTGCTGCAGGAGCTGTTACTACGGCTAACAGTGCAGTGTCTACAGCTACGGGAGCAGTTAGCACTGCTAATACGGCTCTCAGCACGGCAAACGCTGCAGCTTCTGCTGTAGCTAATGCCATCCTGTATGACAATGTAGTTAACGTTGCTGCAATTCCAGCTTCACCAGCTAATAACGATGCGGTAGAAGTCGTTAATTCGACAGGCATTGAGAGCTTCACGCCTCTTGCTGGTAAGCCTGCTGGATTCGTAGGTGACTCTGGCCTCAGTGTGCGTATTGTCTACACGACCACCGGCTCTACCTGGAACTGGATTCAGTACTTCCCGAATGATCCAGAGGATCGGTACGGAGATGCGATTGTTACCCTGCAGGGTGATGTATCCACTCTACAGACTGATCTCGGTCAGGCTCAGACTGATATCTCACAAGCTGAAACTGATATCCTAGCTCTGGATACTGTCAAGCTTGACGCAACCACTGCAGCTTCTACGTACCAGACGATCTCTGGTATGAGCACCTATGTTCAGACTACTGACGTAGGCACTGTTTCGTCTACCATGATTGCTGATGGTTCCATCGTTGATGCAGATATTAGTGCAACAGCAGCAATCGCTCCTAGTAAAATTAATGGAACTGCCATTGTCAATAGTGATGCTCGTCTTACTGATACACGTACCCCAACTGATGGAAGTGTAACCACCGCTAAGATCGTCGACGGTAACGTAACTACAGCAAAGATTGCTGATGGTGCGATTACCGCTAGCAAGATTGCTGCTGGTGCGGCAGTCCCTGCTGATGGAAGTATTTCTACGGCAAAGCTTGCTGATGGTTCGGTTACTACTGCAAAGCTTGCTGATAGCTCCGTGACCGGAACAAAGATAGCTAACAGCACTATTAGTGCTGCGAAGCTCAGTTTTACGCCTGCGTCATCCTTCACTGATACCACTACGGCAACCTCAAAGACGCTTGCAAACTATGAGCGCTGCAATGTAACCGCTGCTGGTCAGACTATAACCCTCCCGGCATCACCATCTGCTGGATGGCAGGTGGCAGTTGGCGTTGGCGCTTTTACAAATACTATTATCGCTCGCAACGGATCTAATATTATGTCATTAGCAGAAGATCTGACTATTGACCTGGAAAACCGCACAGTCAACTTCTATTACGTTGATGTCACCCGTGGTTGGAGGGTATTCTAATGTCTGCCTTATCTCAATTCTTAAAGCCTACCACTTTTCCTTTAGAAGTACTTGTTGTTGGAGGCGGAGCAGGTGGTGCTAATGGTGGTTTTGGTACCTCAGGTGGAGGAGGCGGAGCAGGAGGACTTATACAACTAAGTAAATGGCCAGCAATATTTGGCCAGACGTTCAACATAGTTATTGGAGCAGGTGGTGCCGGTGGTGTAACTCCTGGCGGGAATGGATCTAATTCATCATTTCACTCATACATTGCTTACGGAGGAGGAGGAGGCGGAATTTCTTCTGCATCAGCTGGTGGATGTGGTGGAGGATCTGGTTATTTAGGCGGTACTACTGTCTACCCAGCTGGAAGCGCAACTCAAGGTAACTCATTAACATCATTCATTGATGCTTCTTTTGTTAAAACTGCTGGATTCAACGGATCCGGTGGAAATGGTGGGGGAAATTACGGTGGAGGTGGAGGAGTTTCTGGTCCTGGCCTAAATAACCAGACTGGTGGAAGCGGTTTAGCCTTCCTTGATGGATCTACTTACGGACAGGGTGGAGGAAATGGTACATGGAATAGTGCTAATACTGGCAATGGTGGATACGGCGGCTATTATGCATCTAGCTCCCAAACTTATAGTGTCGGAGGAGGATCTGGATGTGTTTCTATTCTTTACCCAAGTTCTTACCCGGCTCCAGCATCTATTACCGGAACATATACGCAGCCTACAGTATCTGGCTATAGAGTATATAAATTTACAGGCTCCGGCTCTATTACCTTCTAACTATGGCACACTTTGCAGAACTAGACGACGCTAATATTGTCACTCGGGTTATTGTCGTAGGAAACCCAGATTGCCTGGATGACGCTGGTAACGAATCAGAAGCTGTAGGTATCGCTTTCTGTAAAAGCATTACTTCCCCTGATTCGCGCTGGGTTCAAACCAGCTACAACGGCAACATTCGCGGTAAATACGCTGGCATTGGCGATACCTACGATCCTATTGCAGATGTCTTCGTCTCTAATGTTGTAGAGGAAGAGCAACCGTCTACTGACACTATCTAGCTAATTCTACTATCATGATCACCATCCTTGGGGTCAAGGTTTCTTATGAGACCTTGGCCTTTTTTGCTTTATTTATTGCTTCTGAGTACCTTGGCATGACCAAGAAGCGCCGTGCTAACAGTGTTACTCAAGCAATCTCTATGGCGGCTGCCTACTTCAGCAAGACTCGTACTGAAGACGATAAGGTCCGCCGCTTCCGTCGTGCATTAACAGACCGAAAATGATTAAGCTGACTGACGTAGCTCGCTACTACAAAGGTCTGCCTAACCAAGTTAAAGCCCTCCAACTCCTTGAGAAACTCCTAGGTGAGGAGGGCCTTTCTGAAAATCAGGAATGGGTAAAGCTGTGGAGACAACCTCCCGCTAAACCCCCCAGTCAAACCTTCTCTAATTCATGGGATGGTATTGAAGCAGCTGCAGCAGCGGCTGGAGCTAAATTTCCTGAGGTTGTGGCAGCACAGTGGGCACTTGAAAGTGCATATGGCACTGCCCTATCTGGTAAGAATAACTTCTTTGGAATTAAGGGACCGGGAACGGTCAAGACTACATGGGAAGACTACGGTAATGGTCCTGTGACCATCAAGGCTTCCTTCCAAGATTTCGCTACACCATACGATTGCGTGGCTCACCTTGTCACTCAATGGTACAAAGACTATAAAGGCTATAAAGGTGTCAACCGAGCAGCTACTCGTGAAGACTGTGCGTATCTACTGAAGCGTGAAGGTTACGCTACTGATCCCATCTACCCGCAAAAGCTTATTCGGTTGATGGAGCAGCATGATTGAAGCAATAGTTTCAGGCACTGTAGCTGTCTTTACAGCAGTCGTAGCTCTTCATTCACGTATGCACGGTCGTATCTCTGAAGTCGATAAGCGTATTGATCAGGTTGAATTACGTATCGCTGAGAAGTACGTCCAGCGTGAGGAGCTTTCCTCTGCACTGCAAAAGATGGAGGATCACATGATCCGCATCGAAAATAAACTAGATCAGATCGTCCTTAGAAATGGCTAAGAACAAGGCAACAGAGGACATGTTTAATGAACTTCATAACATGGTCACTCAAGAGTTGCTTAATCGAATTAAGTCTGGTGAGGCATCTACAGCTGATCTGAAAGCTGCCTGTGACTGGTTAGCTAAGAATGATATTAGCGGGGTTGCTTATGACGGTAACCCCCTAGACAAACTAGCGACAGTACTGCCAAAGGTAGATCCCGAACTTGTACAGAAGAGGTTGTATGGCAAGTCGTACAGCTAACTACTACAAACAAAACCCTGCTGCCAATAAGCGTCGTCTTAAGCAACAGGCCAAATATAACAAGACAAATAACGGTCTCAAGATCCGTACTGCAGCTAATGAGCTGAACAGACAACTTGGTACATACGGTAATGGTGACGGGAAGGATGCCTCCCATACAGGCCCTAATAAAGGCAAGCTTGAATCCCCTTCAGCTAACCGTCGTCGTCCAAGAACTGGTAAGAAGTACGCCTAATCATGACACCGCTATTCCCTAGCCCTGATCATTATCTCCACAACTTGCAAGCCATGACAAGCTCCGAAGCAAAACGGCTCCATCGTCATGCAATTAAAGAAGCATTTGAATTTCAATGTGTCTATTGTGGTATTAAACATGAACCTGATGAACTCACTATTGATCATGTCCGTCCTCGTTGTTATGGCGGACACTCTTTTACGAACAACCTTGTACCATCCTGTCGTAAATGTAATCAGGCTAAGGGAAGCAACAACTGGCTCTCGTGGATGAGAGCAACCTTTGGTATTACACCTAGAGAGAACCTCATTCTATCGCATATTAACTAATCATGCCTGCATTAACACCTGAGCAGCGGCGTAAGCAAATCGAGATGCAACGCCAGCGTGAAGCTGCTGCTAAAGCTGCCAACAAACCTAAGCGTGGTCAAAAGGGCGTCCAGACTTCTGGCGGTTCCAAGACTAAAGGTGAGACTGTTGGTGGCGCTAAGCCTATCTCTAAACCAACCACTAAGCCCGCTGCTAAGCCTACTACCAAGACAAAGGTAGCTGACTACCAAGATGCCCAAGGTAATACCTACGACGGTAACACTGGTCGTTTTAAGTCCAAGGTAGCCCCTAAGCCTGCCGCTAAACCTGCTCCTAAACCTTCTAGTGGTGGTCGTACATACGCTTCTACTAGCACCCCTGCTACGACTGCTTCAGTTACTGAGAAGCCTCAGTCTAATGCTGGTATGAAGAACCAGAACAAGGATTACCGTGGCAACCTCTTTGAAAAGACCTTTGGGTACAAAAGAGGTGAAGCACCTGATCAGCTAGCCAAGCGTGCTAACTACGCAGGAACCGACACTGGCGTTAACCCATCCACAAAAGTAGATAAGAACTACGCTGATAAGAAGCCAGTCAATCAGACACCTGTTGCATTTGGAAAGGACACAAACCTTTCTAATGAGCCTGCAAAGCCTGCATCTCCTTCGGCTCCTCCGTCTCCTAATCAGACCAATAAGTACGACAAGGCTTCAAAGGGGATGACTCTTGCTGAACGCATGAGGCGTCGTCGGATGGGTCTTGATTGATCAACCTGTACATATAGACATATATGGCAGTTCTCGGGAGATCTCGGGAACAACGTAGATATGATCGTGAGCAAAACAGATTAGTCCGTGAAGCGAATACATCACTATCTCGTGATCCCGACAAACTATTCAAACAATGGCAACAAGCTGGATGGGTTACTAAATCCGTATCTAGTTTTGATGAACTTGTTGCTCAATATAATAATCTTGTAAGTCAAGGTGAGAGTCCAGCTAAGGCCAGAGAAGCATTAATTGATCCTAAGGCTGGTAAAAACATATTCGGTCCTGTAGATCCTGAGACTGGTTTAGCGAAGCTAGACCGTCGTTCTGTACGTACAAGGACTGCCCCTGCCACTCGTCAACTTGCTGATCAACAGTTTGGTGCTGGTGGCGGTGACCAGTTTGAAGCTAATGTGCGAGATCAATTTGATCGTACTGGTAATAGAGGCGGTGAGATGCGTGCTAAGGCACGTATGGCTCACAACAACGTTGCTAATCCAGACTACGCTGGTCAAATTCAATACGACCTTGGACATTATCGAGCAGCCGCTCACCCTGATGGTGCTGGCTATGACGGTCCAATGAATATGGATCCTGAGCCTTCCTACATTAATCAGTCTCACATTGACAAAGATAGGATTCCTCAAAACGCTATGCGTGAGTATGGAGTTCCTCTCAATGGTCCTGAAGCTGTTGCTGAAACTACTATTCAACAACGTGGGGCTCCGTCTAGGTCTGGACTAATGACTCGCGATGGGCATCTTCCTCAGCCAGTTTTAGATGACCTATCCACTAGCGCATACAGACAAGCTTTTGAAACCGCAAAAGCAAATGGGGAGTTGACTGGTAGATACGGTGGAGTAATGTCTATCAAGAAGGATCCAAGTATCTATAAGAACTGGGATACTGGACTTGACCTAGGTCCAGAGAACTACGGCAACATCAAGTCTTACGGACAAGCACTGGCACTTGCTGATAAAGCGGAGCAACTTGGTCAGCAAGGTGCCAACATCCGCCCAGCTTTAGATCAACTCTCACCTACAACTAGCAAAGGTACTGCTGTAGCTCAATCTGGTCCTGTTAGGCGTATAGCTCCTGCTGCTATTCCATACAAGAATCCAGCTCCGCTCACTGCTAAGCAGATCAGCGAGTTCCAAGCTGGTGGTGGTCAAGCTGCCATGATTAGGGACGGTTTAACCAAAGAGCAGATTATTGCTAGAGGTAGGGCACTTCTCAATCCTAAGCCGCCAAAACCACCAAAGGCAACGGTTAAACCAGCTGCTAAACCAACATCCAAACCAACATCTAAGCCAACAATTAAACCAGCAGCTAAACCTAGGCTGCGTTTTAGGTCTGCTATACCTGAGCCAACACCTAGAGCAGCAAGGCGTGATGCAGCTGCTCAACTCACTAGAATTGTTAATTCTACTAATGATGTCATTCGTATTGTTCCTGGAGAATGGTTGCCAGGATCTGAGGGTGTCTAATGCCTAACCCTTCTCTAAAAGTAAACCCAGCACGTAGCCCTTCTGCAGCTGTACTTAAACAAGAAAAGGGTCAGAACCTTCTTGATCATTTCCTGAAGTATATCAACCCCAAGTACATCAGTGGTACTAACCCCATTGCTAGGACACAAACTGCACATGGGTTTAGCCCTACTAAGAATGCTGCTCTTAACTTTGGCAAGATGATGGGTGTCCCTTATGACCCTGCAACACGTGTCAGACCGGGAGATCCTCTTACTCAACTCAAAGGATCTACAAGCAAGATCGGTACGACTGAACGGATCTATAACAGCTATTACCAGCCACGAGTAAAGCTGGCTGATTAACACATCTTACCTTATGGACAACACTAATAATGACGCTCGTAGAGCACGACTGCAGGGAGCCGAACTTTCAAAACTAAATCTGAAAGGAAAGTCTCTTCAAGAGATGCAAACTATGATCCGAGCTGCAAAAGCCAAGGCTAACGAAGCCTACGCTGCAGGAAAGGACGTAGCACCAAAGCCAGTTGCGGCACCGCTTCAAGGAAGGGACAAGTTACAGTGGGAACAGAAGCTGCGAAGGAATGAGGAAAAGGCAAAACAAGAGTCTAGGCGTAAAGTACGTAAAGATTCTGTTGAGCCAAAATCTAAACCAATACCATCTACTAAACGCCCACGAGGTACTGCTGGTGTCCAGCTTACTGACATAGCACCTCCTTCTTCAGAACGTTTTGGTCCTGGTGGTATGTTTAGCACTATCGACCAGCTTCATGAGAGACAATTCAAGTGGAAACGTTAATTAATTAAACGCCACCACTGGTACCTAGAAGCCTCTACAAGGGGCCTCTAGGTTCTTTTTTGTACATCCTATTATATGGATACTTTAACAGCCCTTAGAGACGATTTTAAGATCTTTCTTCAAGCCCTATGGGGACAACTAGATCTCCCTTCTCCTACACGAGCGCAATACGCCATTGCTGACTACCTGCAACACGGACCTAAACGACTACAGATCCAAGCTTTCCGAGGAGTCGGTAAGAGCTGGATTACTGGAGCGTTTGTGTTATGGACCCTATTCAATGATCCCGAAAAGAAGATCATGATCATCTCTGCGTCTAAAGAGCGTGCAGATAACATGTCTATCTTCCTTCAGAAGCTGATCATTGAAACGCCATGGCTAGCTCACCTCAGACCTAAGAGTGATGAAGCCAGATGGTCTCGTATCTCCTTTGACGTTAACTGCTCACCCCACCAAGCACCATCCGTTAAGTCAGTTGGTATCACAGGTCAGCTAACTGGTTCTCGTGCAGACCTGATGATTCTTGATGACGTGGAGGTCCCTGGTAACTCCATGACGGAGATGATGCGAGAGAAGCTCCTTCAGCTCTGTACAGAAGCGGAGTCCATCCTCACACCGAAGAAGGACAGCCGCATTATGTACCTTGGCACTCCACAGACTACCTTCACCATCTACCGAAAGCTAGCAGAACGTAACTATCGTCCATTTGTCTGGCCATCCCGTTACCCACGTAAGGACAAGCTCTCCCAATACGAAGGTCTCCTGGCCCCTCAGATCTCAGAAGACATTGAGATGGGTGTTGATG